GCCTTGGCAATGTGAGCACCCGAGGATTGAAGCAAGGTATTGAGAGCAGCGTGTTCCTTACGAACAAAGACAGGTCGCCAATTAAATGGCTTGACATATCCCTTGTCTAGTGTATCAAAGCGACAATTTTCAATTAGTTTCTTAAGTCCAGGAATATTACTAAGTAGTTTATTCTTGGTTTGTTCGGCTTTGTAAGTAGAAGAGCCAATAGTCTTGGCAAACTTCTCATCACCACCACCATATAAGAAGCAATAGATTGCAGTCTTAGCTGTATTTCTAGACTCTAGTTCCATAGCCTTTTGGTTGTGAGTATGGATGTCTCCTTCACAAACTTCCTTGGCATATGACCCATTATCAAATGGATGTAGATAGTGGGCAAGCATTCTTAGTTCTAGACCTTTAAGGTCAGAGCCAACAAGAACCCAATCTTTCTTAGGAATAAACAAAGCTCTTGCTCTAGGATCAGAATGAACTTGTTGAATATTTGGTTCTTTGCTGGACATACGTCCAGTCACAGCACCAAGAGTATTAATATAACCATGAATACGACCATCTCTAGACTTACGAGCACGGCCTACCCAATCAGATACTTGCCCCATAAGTTTAATAAGATTGAAGTACTTGCATAGGGTTTTAGCCTCAGGATAGTTTAGGTTAGATAGAACTTCATGGTCCACTTTGGGATTTCCCTTGTCAGTGGTACTTGGCTCCCAACCGTACTTTTCTTGGAGGCGTTCTGCAATTTGTTGTCTAGAACCTGGATTGAATACTTCAACTTTGTCTTTGAGCCGCTTTCCTGTTTTCTTAGAATGTCTAACAATGATTTTGTCTGGGAAGATCCGTCGCATCTCGTCTTCGATCTGTGACTTTTCAATTAGCAACTCCATTTCTAAGGCTTCTGCCTTATCAATATCAAACCCAAAACCAGCTTCTACTTGACGCTTGATCATATCTGCTACGACATGTTCCATTCTGACAGCACGACTATACTGAACCATATAGTTTTGCTGGGCAAAATGATTCCATATCTTTGCAGTTACGACTGAATCCTGTAGACAATACTTACCCATCTCTGTTGTATAGCAATCCCAACCACCTTGATAATCAATCTTGGATTCGCCAAGATACTCACCCCATGCCATTAGGGAATGGGATTGATCTTTGGTTGGTGGGTTGTCACCATACATCATTCGACTTAGGATCAAAGTATCCAGTACTTCTGTGTATGGTTGTTTGTTTAGTGGACCATACAATCTCTCAATAAGTGGGATATCAAATCCATAGATGTTGTGTCCAATGATTAGTTCTGCATCACGAAGTATTTGGATACCATCAACAAGGTTATCCTGTTCAAACAACAGGGATTCACCAGTCTCAATATCCCTGACTGACATACACCAAATCTTTGTAGCCTCTGTAAGATAAGTATCTTTCTTACCAGCAACTACTTCATTAAGACCGTTGGCTTCAATATCAAACACTAATTTGGTCATAGCGATAAAGCACCTCTCCTTCTGGGGTAATTACGAATGGTACATCCATAAGCTTGGATGTCTGGTCATTGTAGAACAGTGCTGTAGCAACGCCTCTACGACCACCCTTACGATTCTTAAGAACTCGTACATTTGTAGTGTTGCAAGTCAAAGGATCTGGGTGTTGAGCATTACGCTCTAGGGCAAAGACATTATCCGCAATCTGAGCAAGAGAACCTGAGCCACGAAGATCATTAAGATTGATTCGATCACCTTCGTCTACGTTCTTGTCAGTCTTCTTGATATGAGCAATGACATGGAGTGTAACACCAGTGCGCTCGACTAGCTCACGAAGCTTTTTCATTACTGAGTCAAGTACTAGTCTTTCATCATTTCCAAAATCACTACCAGAAGATAAGAGCATATTACCAAGAAGAGTAATGTGGTCAAGAAAGATGACTTTACAATCAAGACCAACAGCCATATACTCAAGACGATTGATGATATTATTAATGTTAGCGTTGCCAATGTGATCATAAAGATACAAAGGCTTGCTGGAAATATATGTCTTTGCTTCGGCATATTCTTCCTCGGTTAGATTGTCTTCTACCATATCAACAATAGACTTGTTGTTGGCCTTTCGTAGTTCATTGAGTTGACGTTGTGACATAATCTTACGGACTGGTTTACCAATCTTAAGAGAGATAAGGTCATCAACAGTTTGCTCAGGTGATTCTTCTAGGAAGACAGCACCTACCGCACGACCATGATTGAGATGATCAACTACTAGTTCTCTGATGATAGTAGACTTGCCATGACCCGTGGCGCTTGTCCACAGGTTAAGACGACCAGAGTCCTGACCAATCATAAAGGTTGTTAGAGAATCCCAAGGATACTCATAGACCTGAACAGACGAGTTCTCATTCTCTGAAACAACTTGACTGACATGCAGAATTGAATCGGGAGAATAAGTTTTTGCATTCCAATAAGCTTGAAGAAGCTGAGCAGACTCAGCATTAATCAGCATTTCATTGGGATCCTTACGAGGTAGGGACATGATCTTTGCCTTACCGGGCGGAAGAATCTCAGCAACTTCTCGTGCAGCCCGTTGACCAGGCTCATCCATATCAAAACAAATTACAATTGTTTCAAAGGAAGCAAGATAATCATAGTTATCCTTGACACACCTTACAGCTGAATTAACTCCATTTGGGATGGACACAACTGGGTACTTGTTGTCAAAGAGTTGGGCCATAGTAAGACAGTCAATGGCTCCTTCTGTAATGAGAATCCTTTTGCCACCACTAGGAAACAGTTGTTGACCATAGAATTGTAGATTAGAGGTGTCGCCAAGCCAAGCAAACTTCTTTCCGTCATATCGGATATGTTGAGCCTGTAGTGTACCATCCGAACGGTAGAAATACTCAACCTCTGCCCCGGTATTTGTAGTTTCATAGCCGTATTGTCTAGTAGTCTTGTCGTTAATTCGTCGGTGTGGTAAAGCCTTGATCTCACCTGTTCGGAACTTTTCTGTAGCATATGTTGGTGTCTCTTCTACAATTGTTTCCATTGGTTTGTTTCCTTTGATATAAAATTCACAAGCGTAACAATAACTATGACCGTCATCATAGACGGCTAGGTTGTTACCAGATGTATCATTACCCTGTGCTGCACACTTAGGGCAGCGTTTACGCGATACTACCTTTGATTCAGTTTCCATGTATACTCCTTAAAAAGATTGACAATGCCCCCAGCAGGGATCGAACCTGCGACCAACCGATTAAAAGTCGGTTGCTCTACCAGCTGAGCTATAAGGGCTAGTAGCTTCGGGGGGACTTGAACCCCCACGCCTTGCGGCTACGGATTTTAAGTCCGCTGCGTATGCCTATTCCGCCACGAAGCCAAAATGGTCCCCGTTAGGGGACGCTAGTTATGTATGATGTGTTCTAAAGTAATTGTTCCAGTAGTCTGCTTCAGTCCGCATATTGCGCTGTTGCACAGATACTACAATCGTTGTGATGATTGACAGGATAATCCCAACAACCACATAAACTACACTTACGATAGCCTTTGTCATAAAGGGCTTGATCACTTTCTGCCATATCCATGACTACTCGTCCTTTCCTTTACCCCAGCCTAGATAGAAAGTCTTAGAATCTTTACAGTTCTCAAGCATTTCTCTTAGCGTTCGGTTCTCTTGATCCAGTAATCTAATGTGTGAAAGACACTTACGGTGAATTTCTCTGGCGGTATAGCCAGAGTGGTAATCACTAATGGCCGTAGTGTCAAGTGCATTTTCCAAGAGTTTAAAGATTTCATTTGAGTTCATTCTCAATTTCCTTAATCTCCTTAAGAGAATTCTTATGAATATCTCCCGCAGTTTTAGCTAACTTCTTAAGATGGATTCGCTTAATATATGGTTGTAGACTTTCTACATTCCCTTCCATTACCCATACTCGGGATGCAAGTTCAGATAAACGAGTCTCGGTTGCACTGTGGCAATTTGTAAGCTCATCGTACTTCTTCTTCATTAGTTCATTACGCCATTGTGCTGTGT